AGTTACGAGGCATGTTTTGTAACTGAATCCCACGACCCGCCCAGCGGCCTGTTCGGCCTGCGCCATAGAATTGAAATAGCCCGCGCGCCCTACCATCCCGGCAAAGGTAATTTTTAGCGGAGGCAAACTTTTTCACGGACGTGTTACTATTCATTTTGCGCAATTCCAACACACGCCTAACATCGCCCTCCGCAGTGCCTAGCATATCCTTTACAGTAGCGGCCTTGAGGTCTTCCACGTCTTCCCCTGTCCGATCTGTAAGCCAGCCGGCCAACTGCGAAGGGCTGTTAGGGTTGTCCAGTTTAGTGAGTTGGGCAAGCTCCTGATGATGCTTTTCTCCGTTGAGCCTATCCAGATCAACGGCGTTTTCGATCAGGGATAATTCAAGAGAAACGCCTCGGTCGTTTATTTTCTGGTCAATGAGATAGTTTTCCTGTTCGGTAAATGAAAAAACCCATAGAGCACTAAAAAGTAGTCTGGTAGTTTCCACATCATCTCTCAAGTAATTTTTGAAAGCCTCCCATTTCTCGGGATGGCCAGCCCCTAGATTACGATTCTTAAAACCGTTTGATTTTGTAGGCTTGCAGGGCATGCAGAAAAAACGAATCAAAGCCTTTCCGGCCAGATCCTTTTTTATATCCAGGTCGAGAGCCTTTCCGGCTTCTTCCAGACTGGCAGGGAGTCCGCAATAAGAGGATTTGACCATCGTACAAAGCCAAGCAGGGAAATTAAGACCAGCTGCTTTGAAAGCAAGTCTTTCAAAAGTAGCGTTGTGGGCTATCAAATTATCAGCCTGCGCAACTTGGTATATGAATTTAGCAACTGCGTTCAAGTTTGAAGGCTCAAAGACAATTACCGGACCTGAATCTATCGCGTAACCGATCAACATTATTTCAAAATCAGGACTTTCGAAGTATGGGTAAACCCCTGACTTCTTCAGGTCCACGCTCGAAAAGGTTTCTACATCTATGAAAATATTCATTTTCGGCAGATTGTTAAGGCCACAAGTTTGAAGAAAAGAAATACTAAAACTAGCAAAGCCGTGAAAGTTATCTGAAGGAAACTAGACCACATAAGCGGGTTAAATTCAAGCTGCACAAAAGCGAAGGCATTATAAATAAGCGCGGAAATTAACAGATAGAATCCTGCTAAAATTAGAAATAGATTAGCGGTCATTATCAGCCAGCCTAACTATTACAAGGAAAAGACCCCCCATGATAAAGGATAAAAAAGCATTTTCCAAATATCGCGGCTCGAAGCCCTGTGAAAGATCAAGCAGCGTAATACCCGCGAAAGTTGCGGCTTGACAAGCCAGCAGAATGAGAACGTAATAAATCAATTTTTTCATAAGAATTTTGGGTTAAAAAAGCCCTCCATAATACGCGGAGGGCTTCGGGTAAAAAGCAACTTACTTAATTAAATTTCGTCTTCAAAATCGTCTATGGAATATCCACCGCCTGAAAGATTTTCATCATCTTTCAGTTTCTGAATCGCGTTCAGCCCAACTCCTACACCCTTTCCGTCCGGGCGGTCATACGTGTAAAAGTTAAGGCTAACTTTACCCCACGCTCCGGAATATACTTCCCCTTCGTCAAAAATCTCTTCACGGCCTGCGTCCAATAAGCCAGGCTTATTTTTTGACTTGCAGTTCAAGAACATCATGCCTGCGAACTCCGGAGCGTCTTTGTCCTCTTTGTCCTCGTCGCCATCTCGCAAAGGAGTTCGAAGTCCTTTCGGTCTTTTGCTGCCCCACTTTGCCGAAATTGCCGCCTCAGTTGCTGTTTCGATTTTTCGGAGTGTTTCCTTGTCTTTTTTGGGAATCAGGAGACAAGCCTTGTAAAATTTTTTGCCCTCGTCGTCAACTTCTGGTTGCCATACTTTCAGATAGGAAAGACGAACTAATCCGGTTACTACTTTTGTGTCGCTCATAATTTTATTAGATTTTGGTTAGAATTATTTAAAAACAATATTAAACACTTTTTGACAAATTGCCAAACTTATTTTGAGGCATTACTCAAAATCTTTTTTGGCCTGCTCAATCGAACTAAACGCCGGACGCGGATCATCGGCAGAAACTAGCGTAGGCTTTCCGGGAGGTTTGACAACGTACGGACCCACCACGGCGGCAAATTCCGCCTTCCCTAGTAGCTTTTCCAGATCACCTAGTCCTTTTAGTTTGGAGTTCAAATAGGCATCTGAATTTAACCCGGTTTTGCGAAGCTCAAACTTAGCAGCTTCCTCATTTGCGATCGAACGATTGCTGCGACCTTCCACCAATTTGTAACCTGGGAAAACCTTTCCTCCGATTGCCTCACTGGAGACAAAGGCGCTTACTTTATTCACCCACGTCACGAAGGCAGGAGCGCGCTCGAAAATGTCAAGTAACTGCATGTCATCAAGTAGAGCGGGTTCGGAAAATTCGTACTTTGCAATCTGCAGATTTTTCTCAGCAAGTGCCTTGCACCTTACAGCCGCTTTGCAGAATCTGCAATGATCCCCCGGCATAAATTCGCCAGTGCCTTCAAAGGCTTTTTTGGCAGTTGGGATCACTACCTCCTCTGCCCACGTGTTCAGTTCGGAAACTGTCAGCTCAAAAACAGATACGTTGTTCAGTCGCGGTTGGTCGATTACCAATTCGACCGTCTCGATATTGTAAATAATGCCATGCTTTTCCAGAGCGCCCAGAGCATAGAGTTTCAGTTGCGGGTTATCCTTTGCAGAAACCTTGACCCCTTTGCCAAATTTCAAATCACGAACCCGCAGTTTAGACCCTGCAATTATTACAATGTCATTTGTACCGAAGCCATCAGGGACCCATTCCCTAAGATCGAATTTATCTTCTATGATAATGCCGGCAAACGGATCTTCTTTTTTAGCGTCCGCCCAGTCATTCATCACATTGGAAACGTACTTGTCGACTTCTTCCACCATCTCATCCGTGTAGAAATCATGCTTCATCACCTCGTTTTTCTTTTCAACAAAGTCATCAAGGCTTATTTTGTCCGTTGCGTATCTGATTTCAAGTTCTGCTAGTTCATGGGCAAAAGTCCCCTCGGCGGCAAATACGCTGCTTTCTTCATCTTCTTTGAAACTTTCTTCCAGTCTGGCACTCGGAGTGCAAGCCATCCAACGGTAAGCGCCGGAGGCGCTGAGCAAGGCGTGCGCCCTACTAGCGTGTTTAATTTCCTCCGCCATCTTAGTAGGATAAATCTTTTTCAGAAAGCTGCAAAACGAAAGCGTAAAATTCGGAGTAATCCTTTTCTGCAAGTTCGTGAACTGTCTTGCAGCCGTATGCCGTTTTTAACTTGTTTTTCATCGCTCCGAGATAAACATCTTTACGATCAACGACCGCTTTCTGAATGTCGCTCAAAGACGGTGCATCTTTGGAAACTTGCATCTTTGCAGGCTCTGACTTTTTGGCTCCGTACTCTTCAGCGTCTTGCTCAGTGGCGTTTTCCGCTTCGCCTTCCTGTTCACTTTCGGAATCGGTGCTTTGCTCTTCCTTCTTTTCGGCTGCCTCCATTTCAGCCTTTGAGCGCCTTGTCCTCTTCGGCTTTTCGGCTTCGGTGTTTTCCGGCTCTGGAGCGGATTCAGCTTTCACCTCCACAAAGTCGGAAGGTTTCAGGTCAGAATTAATAAGGGATTGTAAAAGTCCCGAAGGCTGCGCGTTTTTTACCGTAGCAGGCTCTTTGGCTTTTTGCGTATCGAAAGCCAGCACTGTGGCAAAAGCCGCGAGGGCTTCCATCTCCTTTTGATTCTTTGGGTCTAACTCGATCTTTAATTTTAACATAGGATTATAATTTAGTTTTAGGTTCTAATTTGGTTAAGCGGTCAGCCGCTTCAATATATCGTCTGCGCTCATTCCCAACAGACCGGAAAGCGTCAAAACCTGTGAGGCGGTAAGTTCACGCCCCTGAGTTATTACGCGGTTCAGTGCGTTGTAAGGGTGCTTGTTTTTGGGAAATAGCTGGGAGGCTACATAATCGAAGCGAAGCCCCTTTTCCCTAATAAGTTTATTTAAGTCCATTTGCTTAGTGTTTGTTTCGCCAAAGTAAAACAAAGTTTAATAAATAAGCAAAGAATTTTTAAAAATAAATTTAAACCTTGGTCAACTGTAAAGGATTGGTTATTTTGCAGTTCGTAGGATTTTGGGTTTAGAACTTTTAAGGCGGCTTATTTTAGGCCGCTTTTTTCATATCTTGGTTTTATGAAAACATACCTGCTTATTATCGGAGCGAATATCCAGGCATTCGCCAGCTTGTCCAGGTTGTGCAAAGAAGCCGGACTGGATAAATCAGAAATAAAAAAGAGCCTACCCATCGAAATAGGTAAGCTCAAGATTATAGAGATCGAAGTTGATGAAAGAGTTTAGCCTTTCAGTTCTTTGAAGGCTAACTGGGATAGTACCACCGCCTCTGAAAGTGTTAATTTATCGTCAGCTAAAGCGAGGTTTACCTGCGCCGCGAACGTGATCCAAAACCCTGATCTAGCGTCAGGGTTTAACGTCTTCAAATATTCGATTATATTAATAATTGCGTCCGAGTTTTTATCGTTTGCGCTCAATATCCCATGTGTAAGGGCGGTTTGGAGTGCTACTTTCGGGAGTACCTTTCTGAGTTTGACCAAAATAATCCGGTCAATATCTCCCGGTATCAGGTTAGTTGCCAAATCAGCAAAAGGCGATTCAACCGCAAATTTCAGCGTGTCGGTAACTTTTACAGCCACGTGAGAATAAGCACGCAGCAGGTCAAAACTTTTGCCAAAAAGGGCTTTGACTGAGTTTATAATTTTTGCAAATAGGTTTTTCATGAATTGTATCATTTTAGATAATAAAGGTTTGCTTCTGCTTGTCTTCTTTTAACAAGGCCGTTCAATACTTTTCCGCCCGCCTTATTCCACCTTAAAAACTCAGTGAATATTTCGGTATCGTTCGGGTTTGCGTTTACTTTTTTTAGCAAGGTGGAGGCTTTCAGATTGTTTATTCCCACATTGTAGGCAAAGCAAACCAGCGCTGAAAATTGATTTTCGGTTAATTGCGCCTTGACCAATTGCCGAACCTGTACAGCGAATGAATCGGCGACCCACTCAAATAAGCGGTCTGCCCTTTCCTGTGAAATAGATTCCCCTATCTTGACTTTTCGGCCTGATTCATAGAACGTGTTCCCGTAACCGATTGTGGGAACGTTGGCAGGGCAAAGATAAGCATCGAGTTTGCACCCTTCGAATTGGTGCAATAAGTCAATCCCGTTTTTATTTAGTCTCATTTTGGTCGTCTGGTAGATCCCAATTTTTCATTTTTCCGAGCGCCTTACTCACCCCTCCGTAAATAACGGCACGCAAAGCGTTTATAAGCATTTCAACAAAATCCTTATTAACGTAGTTCTTTTTCTTTTTGAAGCTGAGAATATTGGTGTAACAGCTTACAGCATCATTGGCGATCAGCGCATAAATGGCAGTCAGCACAAATATGTTGAGATTGTAACCCACCAAAGAACCTACCAAAGCCATGCTCAAAGGAATGAACAAGACAGCTATTTTGGTGAACACTCCGGCCAGAAATCGGGACCGCGTAACGGAAGCCCAACCGCCCAGCCTTACAGCCTTGGCGATCCCAAAAAGAGTATCGAAAAACATAAAGAACCAAAGTAGGAAAATAAGCCCATAGTTCACCCCTAAAAAGGTGAAGCTAGTCATTAAGGCCAGCTTGGCTCCCAAGTAGCTTTCTTCAGTATAGCTTGGCAGTTTCTCTAAATTCTCGAATTGCATTAAGTTAGTTTTGAGGCGTTGATAAATCAGTTTGATTCATTTCCCATTTTAAAAACTCTTCGGGGGCTTTGTCGTACCAAGCCCATCCGTCAAATGATTCTCTGTTCCCCTCTTTTTCAAGGCTGTAATTAAGAGAATAAACAAAGTTTGGGGCATAAAACCATTGCCCAGATTCAGTATCGTACTTGTAAAATCCTGCTGTGTTTTCCATGCCTTAACCAGTTATAGTCCAATTTTTTGAAGTCGCTATTAGCCCATCTGATGCTGTTAATGCTGATGCCCCCCAGTTTCCACTGATATTTATATTTGCTGATGTAGTTGCTGATCGGTCAACTAGATTTGTGAATATTTCTACAAGTGCGGATTGAGAGAGTTGGCAGTTTGTTAAGGAGACAGTTCTTGCAAATACCATTTCACATTTATCTAGCGAATTACAGGATGTTGCAAAATTACCAAAATCAGTGCCTGAAGTTGGTGTAATTGAAGCCGTTGATAAAGCAGGTATTGAATTAAGGACGCTACAAGAGCTGAAAATATCACTCATATTGGTAACATTTTCCGTATTAAATAAAGGTATGTTTTGAAGAGAAAAGCATGTTCCAAACATAGACTCCATCCTAGTTACGTTTTCTGTATTAAATAAAGGTATGTTTTGAAGAGAATAGCATGTTGCAAACATAGAAGCCATGCTAGTTACGTTTTCTGTATTAAATAAAGGTACGCTTTTTAAAGAATAGCATGAATTAAACATTACCCTCATACTACTAACATTTGCTGTATTAAATAAAGGTATGTTTTGAAGAGAATAGCATGATACAAACATAGATGCCATGCTAGTTACGTTTTCTGTATTAAATAAAGGTACGCTTTTTAAAGAAAAACATCCATTAAACATAAAAGCCATATTTGTCACATTTGTAGTATTAAATAAGGGTACATTTTGTAGAGAGCGACAAAGGCTAAACATGGTATTTAAATCTGTCATTAG